TAGAGGCAACTAATCAGAATTTAGATAAAGCTAGAGATGTTACTGTTCAAGCTATGGGGCAACTTGGATTAAGTAAATCTGATATAAATATAAATAATTTACAAAGTATAAAGAACGAGATTCAAGATATAATCACTAAAGATCGTGCAAATATTGATAAGGGAGAATAATATTAATGTATTCCTCATGGGTACAAGTGGACATATCTTTACTGAGAAATCCTAAATTGATAATGTGTGCTAAACGTAACAAGATGTCCGAGATGGAAGTTCTTGGAGGTCTAGTTAAGTTATGGGCATATTCTTTTGAATTTGGAAAAGTAGGATCTATCCCTCATCCAGAACTATTAAAAGATCAGATCTGGGAGGGTAAGGATCTGTTTAATATGTATTTAGAATCTGGATTCATAGATAAAAAACGTAAGTTCTTTTATGTTCATGATTGGGAAGATAAATATTCTGCAGTTGAGAGTTATCGTGCACTAAATGCAAAAAGACAAAGAGAATTTAGACAAAGAAAAAAAGAGGAGGAACAGAATAAAAAATATAAAGAATTACAGAAAAAACTCCATCCAGAGATCGCGGATGAGATTAAGTAACGTTATGAGTAACGTTACAGTAACGTTACAGAGTAAGAGTAAGAGTAAGAGTAGAGTTAAATAATTATATTAGGAGGGATAAAAATATAATGATATTTGGGAGATTAAAACCTGTAAATGAAATAGATTTATTAAAAAAAGAAATAAATCTTACAGAAAAAATGAAAATGCGTATTGTATTTGAATTAGGAGGATCTATCTGTAATTTAACGGATGAGTTTGATACAACTAATTTAAGAAAATATGTTTACGATTTCAATAAGAAATATGATCTTAGAATATATTCTGAGACTTGTAATTGTGATAATAAAGTTCGTGCTAAACTAAATAAGGATGGCACACCGAGAAAACATAAAATATATATAAAGGATTGGGCAGAATAATGGCAGAGAAATTAACTATTCACTTTAAAGGATCAAAAACTTATATAATACCTAAAGAATATAAGAATTATCCGCAACCAAAAGGGGCAAAAGAACTAGCAGAACAAGCATTAATCTCGTTCGCGAATGATACGAAAAGTATTCACTATAGTTTTAATATTGAACCTGTAGGAATGGAACTTGATAAGAAGTTTCACTTTTTAAAATAATGAATAAAGATCTTAAGAAATTATTAATTAAAAACTTCTTTAAATATCCAAAGAATATAATTTTTTATTTAAAGAATTATATATTTAAGAACAACGATACACCAAAAGAAATAAGGATGTTCAGTTGTTTTATGTGTAAAGGAACTTTTATATTTCCTATTACAAGTATGGATTATATGTCTTGTAATGAATGTTGGGAGACTTTGGGAAGTGATTGAGATTTTATTAGGATGTTCGTTGTTGTTTACTACTGAACCTACTCCAGATATGATAAACACTTATCGTCTTTGTAATCATATAGAAGATACTGAGCAATGGCAGTACAAAGTTTATCAATATTTTCAAGAGGACACGATTCAAGCATTATCCGTGATGAGTTGTGAATCAGACGGAATAGTAAACGCGACGAATACTAATAAAGATGGATCAAAAGATATCGGTTTATTTCAATTTAATGAGAGGACTACTCGTTGGATTGAAAAAGATATTTATAAAAGATCCTTAGATATGTTTGATCCAATAACAAACATAAGAGTTGCAAGATGGTTGCAGAGTAATTCTGGCTGGCATCATTGGAACGCATCTAAACATTGCTGGGGGAAATATGAGTATTAGATATATCTGTTCTGAATGTGATCTAAGTAAAAAGAGAGGGACTATGTTCAGAGGATCAATTTTTATATGTTCTGATTGTGATGTTACATATTGGATAGAGAAAAGAAAATGGGCAAAAGATGGGAAAATATATTATGCAAATATCAGTACAAAAAGTACCTAAATCCGTTTATAGTGATTGGTTGCTAAATAAACATTACGCAAAGAGATTGTGTTCTGTATCGTATGCGTACGGTCTTTACATAGATGGAATCATCTCTGGAGTTGTTACTTACGGAATGAGTCCCTCAGCTACTTTAGCTGAATCAATTGCAGGAGAGAAATATAGATCTATTGTTTATGAGTTGAATAGATTAATTACTCTTGATAATTTAGAAAAAAATGTATTAAGTATGTTTGTTAGTAAATCGTTTAAGTTACTTCCAAAACCTACGATAATAGTTAGTTTCGCAGATCCAAACAACGGCCATAATGGATATATTTATCAAGCAACTAATTTTTTTTATACGGGAGTCAGTTCAAATACGGTACAGTTTACATATCCAGACGGATCAGAGTTTCACTTTAAGAACTTTAGACATAAAAAACATAGTTCATCTTTTAGAAAACAGATCGGAAAAGAGAATCCAACTAATCAAGATATAATCGATTTCTATAATCTACAGAAGAAAAATATCTCGGGAAAACATAGATATATTTATATCAACGGATCTAAGTCGGAAAAAAGACACATTATGAGAGAGTTTAAGTTAGATTTACTCCCATATCCTAAAGGAGAAAATAAAAATTATGAGGTGGAGTTTGACGATATGGACGTTCAATTAAATTTATTTGGAGGTTTGTAATGGGTAAATCAGACAAACAAAGAATAAAAGATATCCTCTGGAGTGGAGATTGGGTATGCGGTTCAACGATTATGAGAGAATTATTTATCAAAGACTATGCTCAAAGAATATCAGATCTTCGTAAAGAGTCTCTAAATATTGAGGGAGAACCATGTAATTTACAGGGACACAATCATAGACAATACATGTATAAGTTAAATCGATATCCTAATATTGAAGTAGATGTCAAAAAAGAAAAAGAAGATTTATGCTGGTTCTAGGATTAAATTTGTCTTGCCTTGGGATGAGATTATAGATCCTCCAACTCAGGAGATTCGTTGGAGATATGGAGTATTTAGAAGAATAGAATTTATAAGTAATAATAAGTTTGTTTGTTGGGTTCAGGAAGATGAGACAAATAAATTATATAGAATTTCGAAATATCTAGTTTTTAAGGTATAAAGGATACATGGCTGATAGTAATGGCAATGGAATGTCAAACAAAGAATTATTAATTTTAATACTTAATAATCAAGAAAAAATTAATTTAAGAATAGATCAATTACATGAAAAAGTTAATGCTAAATTGTCTAAAACAGAATTTTTTAGTTATATCGGAGTTTTGTTGTCTTTAGCCTTTTTATTATCAAATTTAATGTAGGGAATATGAAAGCAACAGTAAATATTAATCAAATTTTACAGGGAGGATTAGCTGCTTTAGTTGGATGGCTCTTCAAAACTGTAAACGATTTACAGTCTCAAGTAGCAGTCTTAATGGTACAAATAGACAAATTAGAACAGAATGTAGTAGATCTAGCAATGCGAGAGAGAGAATTAAATTCAGCTATTACAGAGGTTTTAATAAAACTCGGTGGATAATGAATCTTCTCAGACAACATATTGAGGATTGGAGTAAACCGTTTGTAGCATGTATTTTAGGGATGACTTCTGGAATAGATTTATCTTTAGGACACTTGTTTATAGCAACAAAAACTGCAACAATAACATTGATATTAGGAATAATAATTAATAAAATTAAAAAATAATGTGTACTGTTTATATTAAAGAAGATGGATCTTTTACAAAGATTTGTAATTGTGAGTTTGGATCTTTGTCAGATTGTAAAACACCAGATATAGTACGTAGATAAAATATACAAGATATAGTATTATAGCAATATGTTTTTTGACGATATGTTTATAGCGTTTCCGCATCAACAACAAGAGGACGAATCGAATATAGATTTTAAACGTTTTGAATATTATTTATCTCTTGGTGCTAGTAGATCTCTTAAAAAAGTTTCGGATAATTTCGGAATTACTCCGAGACGTGTAGAACAAATCTCATCCAAAAATCATTGGACTGATCGTATAAAAGCAATAAACAAGATTATGAATGAACAAGTTATATCCGAAATAATGTCTCAAATTGGAGAGACAGCTAGAGATTTATCAGATAAAATTAAACCTATAGTATTTAAAATTCTGGATCAACTTGATGAGAGAGATCTATCAGAGATGAATCCTACTGAATTAAAAGGAGTTTTAGACGTATGTTACAAGATAATTGCACAAATATACGGTATAGGTACTCCTCAGGTACAAGTAAACCAGATAGAATATCCAGAAATAAAATTCAAATGGGATTGGGATCAGGATGATCCAGAATCTCTCTAAAAAATATAATATTATCTACGCTGATCCTCCGTGGCAATATAGAGATAAGTCTTTAAATCGGGGGGGGGCAGAGAGACATTATACGACTATGGATGAAAAAGATATAGCAAATTTAAATATAAAAGATATAACAGACGAAAACTGTATTTTATTTATATGGACAACATTCCCTAAATTGTTTGACACGGAGAAAATTATTAAAGAATGGGGCTTTACCTATAAAACTCTCGGTTTTGTTTGGATTAAGAAGAATAAAAAATCTTTGACGAATTTTTGGGGCATGGGAAGTTGGACGAGATCTAATCCTGAAATTTGTTTAATAGCAATCAAAGGAAATCCAAAGAGAATAAGTGCATCCGTCCATAGTGTTATAGAATCTCCAATAGAAAAACACTCAAAAAAACCAGATATAGTAAAAGATAAGATTATAGAACTTGTAGGAGATCTTCCTAGAATTGAATTATTCGCAAGACAAACAACGGATGGATGGGACGTATGGGGCAACGAAGTGTAAATAAGATTGATGCAACTCCTCCTGATCTACATACAGGACAAATAGAAGTTATAAAAGCAATAGAATCTGAGAGATTTGTAATTGTAGTCGCTGGGCGTCGTTGGGGAAAAACAACATTGAGTCTCGTAAGTGCATTAGATCAAGCATTGAAAAAGAAAAAGATCTGGATTATATTCCCTGTTTATCCTCAGTCTTTAGAATCTTGGTTAAATTTAAAGTCTTTGATTAGACAACTTCCAGAGGATTATTACGAGATAAGAGAAGTAGAAAAAAGAATAGTATTAAAAAACGGTGGATCTATACAGATCAAATCAGCTAATAAACCTGAAACTCTTAGAGGTGCTGGAGGTATTAATCTTATTATCTTTGACGAGGCAGCATATCAAGAAAAGGAAACTTGGGAGAC